AGTTTGTAAGCTATAAACAGAGTGAAGAAGACATACCAGTAGAAGGATTCGCAATTGCGAATGATTCTGGAGAAATAGTTTTTGAATTCTATGTTAATGAAAAGAATTCAGAAACCTACCTAAATTCTTTAAGTGTAGGTGGAATTACTAACGAAGCAGTTGAAGAGATTAAGAGATTAAAGATAAAAGAAGAGGAAGAAAACTTAGAAACAAAGCAAGGATTGTTAGAAGCAATGCTTCTTGAGAATCATGTATCGAATATACGTTATTAGTCATCTTTAATATTGTCTAAATAGTTATCAATAAGATGTATTAGAGTATCTTTATCAGAAACAATATCATTCCATTTAGATGTAGATGGAATAGATGCTAATAGTCCATACATACTTGCAGAGAAGTCTATAAAAAGATTCCATAATTTATCTGCGCGATTATTATCACCAATAACATCAAAAAAGAGTAGTTTAACATTATCTTGTTCAGCTTGATCCATTGCTTGTTCTAATAATTCGAGTGCATAATTGAAAACTTGTGTGCCATCTTTGTTTTTATTGATATTTATAAATGTTGAAACAACTTTTTTAAAAGATTGAACAATAATTGTCAAATTATCTGGAAGTCTATCAATCTGTTTAGAATTGAGAGTTTTATCTAAATAATCTTGAATTGTTGTTGTAATTAATAAGAAATGTGGAGAGTCAAGGAGTTTATCTTGAAGATTAAGATTTTTTAAAGTTTTGGCGATTTCTTTAAATGGATCCGTAGAATGATTTTGAAACCATTTTAAATTAGATTCATCTAATGATGATATAGTATTGATGATGTTAAGAATATGTATATTGAATGGTGAATTTAGTGAACTAAGTATATGTTCTGAGTAATTTTGCATTGATTGAGATATTAATAAATTTTGGATGATATGAACGCATTAACATTTAAATTTCGATATCTTTAGAATATTTTGTATCTGTTTATGATAGATCCACAATATCCATATTATAGAAAATTACAAAAGTTTCTTGATAAAAAACAAGTAGCAATATATAAAAATTTAACAAATAAGCTATCATTGATAGATAGTATTGATTTTAATGAGGTATATGTTCTAAAAAGTTCAAAAAGGGTTTTAGTGATGTGTTATAAGGGAGGAATAATAAAGGTGATATTTCAACCAAGTAATATTTATAAGAGTGAATTGTATTTTTCTCATATTTTGTACCCGATTGACATATGCTCTTTTGCATCACTTGATGGATGTATGATGTTTCTGCCAAAATATGGGGAGAGTCTAAATAATTGTGATAATGAAGAACTGGAAAAGGGGTATGAGTTATTAGAAAGAGATATATGTAGTCAATTGATGATTTTACATAGTGATTTCATAGTTCATAATGATATAAAACCATCAAATATTGTAAAATCTAATGGACTACATAGTAAGTATAATTGGTTATTAATTGATTTTGGCTTAACAGAAACATATTTACCATCAAATCCAGCAATAATTTCTTTAAATAGCGGTACAAAAGAGTATAATATACCAAATTATTCAAAAGATATAACTGAATTGAGCGAGAGAGAGAGAACATTTTGGATGTATATGAAAGATTGGTATGGAGCATCAAAAACATTTTGTAAATTTAATAAAACTATTGAGAAGCTCTATATTTATATTGATAATATGATGAAAAACAAAGTATTAGAAATACTGAAAGAATTTGTGGATAAGTATAAAATAAAAAGCAAACCATATTATCTTATGGTTTAGAGATGTGTATAATTATTAACAATTATATTTGTAATAAAAGATAAGAAATGACCATATCTTTATTGTTTTACAGTAACTATTGTCAACATTGTAAACAAATTGTAAAAGAGATAAAAAGATCACCTGTAAGTAGTCAAATGCGTTATGTATGTATAGACTCATCAGCGGTTCGTGAAAAATTACCAAAATATATAACAAGCGTTCCATCGCTTGTTGTTGGAGAAACCAATCAAATATTTGTTGGTAACCAAATAACCGGTTGGCTAAAAATGCAACCAATTTTGAATTCAAATTCAAATTCAAATTCGAATAGAAATTTTGAAAGAAGAGAACCAGTTATGAACCAAGTTCAAGATACAAGAAATAATACAAAAGATGAACCAGTTGGTCCGAATGGATGGCATAATAATGAAATGAATTCATTTTCAGATGGATATTCTTTTTTGGGAATAGATACATCAGCAAAAGGAGATGGTGGAATGTCAATGGTTCATAATTTTGAAACTTTAGGTGGTGGTGAATATGATAATTCACCATCTACAAGAATGCCAGGTGGAGCTCCAGCAAATCCATCAATGCCCGTACAATATGGAAACCCAGTAATGAACCCTGGAAATTCTACAAGTGAATATGGTAGCATTCAAATGAGTGAAAAAACAGAAGAATTAAATAAGCAAATGGAAGAGATGATGTCTCGAAGAGAATTAGATGTACCTAATGTTCCTGCGCGTATTTAAACTTCCTTAAAAGTACAAGTCCATACTGCTTTTTTTGAAGTTTTAGGAGGTTTTGGTGGAAATTGTCTGGTTCTTGGTGGTAAGGGTGGAAGATTTTCTTTAGATTTTTTCTCAGCATCTTTCGCTAAGTCAACAGCTTTTTGTGCGGCTTCAGCATCTTTAGCGGAGTCAACAGCTTTTTGTGCGGCAGAAGCATCTTTAGCTGAGTCTACAGCTTTTTGTGCGGCTTCAGCATCTTTAGCTGAGTCAACAGCTTTTTTAGCGTCTTCAGCATCTTTCGCTGTTTCAGCAGCTTTTTTGGCTGCATCAGAATCCGCGGCAGCAGCAGCTTTTTTAGCTGCAGCAGAATCCGCGGCAGCAGCAGCTTTTTTAGCATCTTCAGCATCTTTCGCTGCTTCAGCAGCTTTTTTAGCGTCTTCAGCATCTTTTGCTGCTTCAGCAGCTTTTTGTGCGGCAGCAGCCTCAGCGGCAGCAGCAGCGTCTGCAGCTTTTTGTGCGTCTTCTGCCTCTTCTTTTGTTTTTTTTGCGACACCGTATGTGCCCTTACCAACATTGTATTCCTCTTCTGCTTTGTTGGCAGCTTTTTGTGCGGCTTTTGCTTCAGCGGCTTTTTTAGATGCTTCTGCTGATGCATCAGCTGCCGCTTTGTCTGCTTCTTTTTTAGCATTTGCAGCGACCTTAGCTAGTTCTTCATAATCATCACCTCTTTCTTCGAAAGTATCTATATCTGATTCCAAATTTTCCATAGCTTCGCGCATACGGGCTTCATCATCTTCATTGCCACTAATAATATTCAGTTTAGAATCTTCTAATGCGCCTGCTTTTTTAAGAGTTTTTCTTTTCTTTTTGAGAATTCTCTTTTTAAGAGTTTTATTTTTACGAAGTTTTTTAGCTGTCTTGTTAGGATTTTTTTTAGCCTTAAGGACAGTTTTTCTTGATTTCATTATATATTATTAATATATATTTAAAACATAGACTAATATTTGATAGATGTTTCAGTAAAAAATATGATAATTTAGAACTGATTAATTTCGAAAACGTTATCGGTAAATGTGGATATTCCTTCTGGGAAGTCAGTGTTCGAGCCTTGGAAAGAAGTTACACCAGTTGGGAAAGATTCTTGAAAAGGAATATCATTTGTAAATGATTCTTGAACTGAGTTAACTGAGTTATTGTTCATTGGGAAAGAGGCTTGTGTTGATAAGTTGACTGAGTTTGAAGAGACGCCATTGTTAAATGGATTTTCTTTTATTTGGGGTAAAGCGTTTTTTTGAGGATTAGGAATATTCATAGAAACATCTGTTGCAAGTATATCGGGTTTAACATTATCTTCTTGTGGTTTATTCCCGACTTCTGAATAAACGATATTAATATTTTGTACAGGTTTATCATTGAAATCTACAGGTGATGAACCGATATCCTTAATGTGCTGCATTCCTTCAATAACTTTACCAAAAACTACATGTTTACCATCAAGATGTGGAGCTGGTGCGAGTGTAATAAAGAATTGTGACAGGTTAGTATTGGGTCCCGAGTTAGCCATAGAAACAAGACCTGCGGAGTCATGTTTTAGGGTAAAGTTTTCATCATTAAATGGTCCACCATATATAGATTTACCACCGGTTCCATCTTTTTTAGTGATATCACCACCCTGTATCATAAAGTTGTTAATAACGCGATGAAATGGAACACCTGCGTATGAATTATTTTTACACAATTGATAAAAATTTTCAACAGTTTTTGGGGCTACTGAAGTATATAATTCAATAACTATACGATTTTTTCTATTAGTAGCCATGAAGTCTTCTTGTAAAATATCAATAGATACATAGCGGTTAGATTCTGTATCATTTTCAGCTTGAAATTGCTCTTTTGATTTAGTGGTGGTATTTTGGGATACATTTTGATCGTTTTCTGCAACAAATAAAGCTATATATCCAAAACAGAGTGAAATAACTGCAAATAATAATGCTATTTCGAGTACACGTTCCATTAAAACCAACGATTATTTTTTATATTTGGATATTGTAAGTATGATTGATAAAGTTGTAAAGAAAACATTACGCGCAACAAAGTCATTGGGGAAAGGTGTTGGAAAAGGTTTAGGTAAGGGTGTTAAGAAGTTGAGATCGGGTACAAAAAGTTTGAAAAAGACTTTAAAAAGGAACGTGCGTAAAAATCGCAAGTTTCTAAAATTGGGTGGTAAGAAGAATGCCAAAAAGACTGGTGGTATGCCTGCTGAGTATTTCGGAGCGCCTATGAATAAAAGCAGAACCGAAAATGCGAAATTAACTACCGCTTTGCCTTTGCCAAAGAATACAGTAAATAATAATTTTGTAAGTGCGAAGTAAATATTTAATATTTCATACCTGCATTGTCTAAGGTAGGTTTAACATATGTATCAACTAATGTTTGACCAACAGCAACTGATGCATCGTGTTGACTCATTTTGCCATTTTGGACTAATAAGTGAGCATTCATAATTTTATTAAGAGTGTTATCATCACATGTAGGGTTACATATCATGTTGAATGATTGTTCAAATTTTTCTGCGAAAGTAGAATGTGTTTTAAGTAATTCTTCTTTAGGGATTTTATCATCTCTAAATTTTTTACGAATAACAAATAATTCAGAAACAGATTCTTTATCCATATCGATAATATAAGTTAAAAAAATGTGTTTAATACGCATTTATTTAGTAGGATTAGAACATACTGGAACAGTTTTATTACAAAGTGGATCACCTGTTTTAGGAGGTAATACAAGTTTGGGATCAACTGGTGTAGGAACTAATGGTCTGTGATTATCTTTAACAACAATACGATTGGCAACATTATTATCAAAAGGCATTAAAACATGATCTTGGGGATTTTGGCAAAGATATTCCCATCTATCAAAGCCAGTGCCTCTTAAATTAGAAGCTGGGTCTGAATGTCTGGATTCGTGTGTATGTGGGAAACAATCTTTCCAGTGTGTTAATCCTGGTTCAGTTTGTCCGGAAGGATTTTCAAATGATTCAACAACTGTACCATTATTAACTCCGGGTTGAACAATAGCCTTCATTTTAGGAATTTCACCCTTATAAAGTGATTCCGCAGGACATTTAGAGGCACGTCTGTCAAGTGTTCTTAATTCTGATTCAGTATCAACTAATGGAACATTACGATTAATACTATCACCTGCTTTTTGAAGTCTTACTGTTGGAGGAGAAGGATAACAATAATTACAGTCATTTGGAGGAGTAGCAAGCATGTAATTTCCTGGTCCAGTTGACTCATATATAGTTTGCTTATATTGACACATGTCAAAGTTCAAACGATTAAAGCTCATATTCGAATTGGATATTTTTTTTTAAGTATAAAAAAGAGAGAAATTACTTTCTATATTGCATTTGTTGCCATGGTGGTAAACAAGATGGAAGGTCAGGAGCAGGGGGTAAAGCTACAGGTTCATAACGAATCATTTGACCAGGTGGGAGGTGCATTTTATTTGTATCAATTTGAAGAGGTCCTTTAAGATCATCTCCTGGAATATCAATGATATTCTTTTCATTGGGTATCCATGAATTTTTCTTGATAGGACATCTTGTATTATATCTTGTAAGTCCACGAAGATCAGTTTCCATATCAACAAGGTTACCTTTGATAAGAGAAACATTATTTCCTCCAACAATACCAAGTTCCATACGAGTTGGTGCTTCTTGATAATGTTTAGAAGGGTCAAGAGTGTATGTAATTTGATTAGCAGTTTCTGTCATATCCGTCTCATACGCACATGTATCATAAATTAGCCGATTAGAACTCATTAATATTATAATGATAATATATTATCCTGATTCGAAAATTTTAGGATGTTTAAGAAGTTCTTTATAACATTTTCCAATTGTAACTTGTGAAGTTTTTGCAACTTTAGCAATATCTGCTCTTGGGATGAGTGATTCCATATCTAAAAGAGTAGTTGCCATATAAATAGAAGCAGCTGCAATTGATACAGGTGTGTTTTGAGTCAAAATGGAATGTTCTTTACAAAGAGCACTAATGTGTCTTGATTTTTTTAACAATTCTGAAGAGTCTTTATGTAATTTAGAACAAAATCTGGCTAAATAATCCATAGATTGACAGTCGTCTTTGTATGAAATATGTTCTTTACCAGCACGTTGCCATAATTCGGTAAATTTTTTATTACCTCTGGTTACCCATCTATCGCTAATTTGAAATATTTCAGCTATTTCTTGACTTGTTCTAGGAACGCCTTGTTTTTTACAGGCCATAAACAGACATGCTGCAATTAGCCCCTTTCTCATAATTCCTCGTGCAACATATAATTCTGAAACTACAGAATAGTATTCATGTGCAAGTTTAGTAACATTACCAAGAATACATCCATTCAATGATCGCAATGAGATATCTTGGAAAATACTATTAAGGCATCTTTCTTTATAAGTCATTGCCGACCAAGAATGTACCTTTTGTGTTCTGCGCATCTGATAGTTAGATGTTGGATTAGATAGGATAATAGTTCCTTTGGACGATTGTGGTAACAAATTATTAATAACTGCACTACAACGAACAGAATCACTTTTAGTGCCGTCAGGATATGTTCTCCATTCTGCAGTATTATCAATCATCTGTTCAATAATAGAACCACATTTCTGGCACTCCCATATATCAAGACCATGAGTTATCGTTGGTATTTCACAATCAGGACAGATAATAACCTTATTATCCGATTCTTCTATTGTTTCGTTTTCTTGTGAATCATGTTGATTAAACAAGCTTATATATTGGTCACAGTCTATTTCTGACATATTTGATTTTGTTAATATGGATCAGAATATGATTCATTTTTATTATAAAGATATTCTTATATAATATATGTATTCGAAATCAGACAAGAAGTTGTTTGTGAATTTAGGATTGTTGTTGTTTTTTTTACTTTTTTTGGGATTAATATTTGGTGTTAAAGAATCGTATGGTTCTTGTAATAGATATTATAAAGACGATGGTATAATATCATGCTCTAATTGTTTAGAGCCTTATGTTGAATATGATAGTTGAATATATGTAAGATGATATTAAGAATTAATTTTAATGAATGATAGTGACATATATACTGTATGGAAACCTAAATATGTTCATACAGATTCAGTAAAACATCCAAGCAAGGTATATGAAAGTGAACATATGTCTTCCGTAGAACCCCCAAAAATACAAATAAATTTAAACATAAAGCCATATTTTTCAATCCTAGATAAAAGAGAAACAATATCGGATGTTCAAATTGAGGCAATAGCATACGCTATAAATACAATGTATGATTGGACATCAATAGAGAATAATAGCAGAGGATTTTTTTTAGGAGATGGTACCGGAGTAGGTAAAAGTCGTACAATATGTGGTATATTAAGTGAGTTATGGATGATTGATAATGCGAAATATAGAGCTATATGGGTGAGTTTGAATAAAAATTTAGAGTCAGATGCTAGAAATGAATTAGAAATAGTTAGAAATATTGGAAATGAATGTCCACAATGGTTAAAGTTAAAAGATTTGAAGAATGGTAAAGATGGAATTTATTTCACAACATACGGTTCAATGATTAGAGAAGAAACTTATGAAACAGTATTGAAATGGCTTCAAGAAAGTAATAATGTAACAATAATATTTGATGAAGCCCATTCTGCTAAAAATAGCAATTCAAAATGTGGAAAAATGGTAGTTAAATTGCAAGAAAAAGTCTATAATCCGAAAGTGGTGTATAGTACCGCAACTGCAGCTAGTGATATTCGACAAATGCATTATATGACGAAATTGGGGTTATGGTCAGGCGAACATAATTCATTCGTAAAATTACTGGAGAGTTATGGTTCAAATGCTATGGAGATGGCAGCATTACAATTAAAGCATTCAGGGAAATTAATAAGTCGTCAATTAGGATTTGATGGGATATCAATGTATGTAAAGTCTTATAATTTGAAAAAAGAAGAAATAGAGTATTATGACAACATAACAAATCGCTGGAAATCAGGGAATGAAAATAATACCATACCTGCAACAACAAATGCTTTAGATAATTTGAATTTTTATCAGCATTTAATAACAAGTTTTAAGATAGATACAGTTATAAAAGAAATAGAAACATCTTTAGAAAGAGGCGAATCTGTAGTTGTTGGTTTACAAACAACTGGAGAAGCATGTTATAAAAGAGTTGAAGATGGTGGTCAATATTCTTGTATGCTTGATTTATTTGTTAGGAGAGGATGTAATACAGAAAATATTAGTTTTAAATCGAATCCAATCGATATTTTGATAGAGAAATTTGGAAAGAATAATATAGCTGAGATTTCAGGTAGAACAAATCGACCAATTAAACATAGTAATGGAGAAATAGTTTTAGAGAAAGTGCCATCATTAAAGTCCGAATTAGTTAAATTTCAAAATGATATAAAGAATATAGCTATCATTACAAAAAGTGGAAGTGCTGGTATATCATTACATGGAAATAAGAGTAAGTTAGAATATTGTAGGCCTCGACACCATATAATATTAGAGCCACCACGTTCAGCTGAATTATTAGTCCAACAGTTTGGTAGAACTAATAGGACAAATTCAGAACATCCACCAAAATATACAATAATAGTAACAAATATACCAAGTGAAATAAGATTTTTTTACGGATTAACATCAAAGTTAGAAAGATTAGGTGCATTAACAAAAGGAGATAGACGAGCTTCTGTATTAAATAACTTGAATTTTGAAGGTTGTTCAAATATAAATACCAAATCTTATCGATTTTTTATGCTTGAATTGAACGTACGAATTGGGCATTATTGGTATAAGAGGAATAAGGCTATTATACAAAGATTCAATGTATCAAAAGTAATCTTAGGTTTATATGGTAATTCTTATTATTTAAACAATGAAACAAGAGCAATAGCATATTTTACAAGAATATTATCAAATTTGAATAATTATACCCTTAATATAAATGATTTATTAACTCAAACTTCGAATGTAGAAGAAGAACCAGTAATGCTACGATGGTCTTCTAATGAGTGGGCGCGTATTTGGCATGATATATCAAAAGGAGTAACTTACAGACTGTCAAATATTTCTTTAGCGTGTATGCTAAAAAGCATATGGAATGTAATTCCCGAATATATATTAGAAACAAAATCGTGGTTCAAAAATAATGTCGAATGGTCACCAAATACAAATAAGAATCATAGTAAATATGTAAGAAATACAGTAGAAACAATATTATTATGTAAATTAAGACCAGAATGTACTGAAACATTTGGAAAATTGCCGACAGATTTAATAAATGAAATAATACCTTGGTTGATACCAAGAAATGATATAGAAAGTTTGAGTGAAGCAGAGTTAAGTAGTAGTTTTAAGAATGAAGCACATAGTTATATTAAAAATGGGGGAGTTCAATACTTTTTGAATAAAATGATGGAGTTTCCAATTAAGATTCAAAAAATAATATTCCCAATTTTGCGTTTTCATACAACTATGAGTCAAACATGCGATAATTTATCTGTATATGATGTATCCCAGCATATATTGGGTAATAAAAATAAGAAAGATTACAAAATAGTGTATGAAAATTTTGAGGAAACAGATAGAAATTATGAACTAACTGTAAGCGCAAAACCATTATATTCTAAAGAATATTATGAGAACAAGTTCGAATATTTAAAGAATAATTTAAAGTATTTTGTTCGTTATAAAAATCATGTAAATAAGTTTGGTATGATAGTAGATGCACCATCAAATAGTCGTTGGTTTAGTGAATTATGGTATCCAGGGTGTATTACGCCGTCACGATGTTTTTTGAGTTATCAATGGGAAGAAGAAAAGAAAAACTATATCAAAATAGAAATATCTGACACAAATTGGATAGATTCTGCGAATAAAGTTTATAAATATAGGGAAATGATTGCGAAAAAATTTAGATATACTTTAATATTTTCGGTTAAAAATGCAATCAGTCGTTGGGAAAGATCAACTGGAAAACTAATTAGAGTAAAAGATACAGGAATTTGTCCTGATTTTATAGGATTATTAATTAGACAAAAGCGAATAGTATAATCATTATATTTCACATTCAGTTTCTGTAGATTCTCTATTTTGTGGTTCTGGTTCTGGTTCAACGATAGGAATATAATCTTCACTAATCAGATAATCTGCACTAATATTTTGATTCTTTCGGTATTTGCTAAAATATAAGATAGTTCCACCTGTAAAAGCGATTGAAGAATAGTAAAGTAAATAGATTGTATTATTGAACTGATAATATGAAACAATAAAATCACTAAATCCAAATGCTGACAGATAAAGAAATATATATCCAAATTCTTGGATATACATACCTTTTAGATAATGGAATTATATAAAAATGAATAGTGTTTTTATATAAAATAGAAATACAGATACAAGCAACAAAAAGAAGGCAACATATAGGTAAGAAAGATGACTACCAGAAGTAAATATTTAGGTCCAGCTTGGAAGTTTATCAACAATAGTGGTTCAAATCACTTGGTTGATACAAAAGAAAAGGATATTCTAAAGGAATATTGTCTTTTAGATGAGAAATATTATATCCCATTAGATGATTTGTTTCATCTAATGAGGTCTCCAAATAAGGATTTAAATATTGAGAATTATATTTATGCCGCAGAAACATATCCGAATGAATATGCGAATTATTTATCGGATTTAAGAAAGATTGATCCTTATACAACGATATAAGTGTTAAGTTTACTTAAAGTATTCTACGCGCCTTCGGCGGCGGCACGTCATTGGTAAAAAAGGGGGAATATTATATTCACTCTTTTTTATGTATTAAAGTCTAAGATTATACTAGTTAATATGGGATTTAAGAAACAATTTTTTGGTTTATTTCCAGGAAATAAACAAAAGAAAAAGGATGAACTAGGGAATATTAAAGCACCAAGTAGTAATGGCAACAAGAAAGGAGATTTTAATAAAAAAGAGTTATTCCCAAATTTAGATGAAGCAAATTGGGATAATACAAAGCCATTTATTCCGTCGGTATCATATGGAAGAGTAATAAAATGTTACGATGTTGATACAATTACAATTGTAGCGAAGCCTTATAAAGCACACCCTATATTTAGATTTTCAGTCAGATTATCTGGGATTGATGGTCCTGAGATTAGAACAAAAAATGAAAATGAGAAGAAAGCTGCTCAAATATCGAAAAAATATTTAACAGATAAAATTTTGAATCAATATATTCATTTAGAAAACGTATCTTGTGATAAATATGGACGTTTATTAGCAGAAGTCTGGCTTGGTGATTTATGTATTAACAAATGGCTTTTAGAAAAAAAGGTTGTTGTACCATATGATGGCAGTAAAAAAAATTGTCCTGACGATTGGCTGGAATATATTATAGAAAATGGTCCAGATTTTATTGCAGCTGAAAATGCGAGAAAACAAATAGAAAATGAGACAGTAAGTCTTGAAACTCGCCAAGTATTATTAGCATTAAATCATGAAGCCCTAAAAATTTTAGATGAAGAAAAACCAAATTAAGATAAAGGTTGTTTAAATATAATATGAATTTTGGAGGAATACCATTTGGCGGTATGCCACACAATTTTGGTCGTCCAAATGGAAATGATGATACATTGTATAAAGAATTAAATGTTGAAAGAAATTCTTCAAAAGCAGAAATAAAGAAAGCATATCACAAGTTAGTTTTAAAAAATCATCCCGATAAGGGTGGCGATGCCGAAAAATTTCGTAAAATTCAAACAGCTTATGAAGTGTTATCTGATGATGATAAGAGAAGTAAATATGATAGATTCGGAATGGATGGAATCCGAGAAGATGCTGCTCAACCCGATGGATCAGATATATTTGATATATTTTTCGGAGGTGCTAGACGACGAAATGGACCTCCACGTAGGAGAAAAGGCAAAGATACAATTTATACGTTAAAGGTTACTCTAAATGATTTGTATAACGGAAAAAAACAGAAAATCGCAATTCATCGCAAAGTAATAGTTGGAGAAGCTGATACTTGTAAACATTGTAATGGAAGTGGAATTATCAGACAAAGACGAGTATT